GATCCGAGGAGCATTTTGCTCCTGGGACTCTCCCATATTGTAGAATTTCGTTGATGAGATTAGGCCCTCATCCAGCGAATTTTACGCATTCACGCAAAATTTTATATTTCAATTTGCGTTCGTGTTACTCAAAGATTTATGTCACATTCTTAGGGTTTCATAGAACCCCTTTGAACGTGCTTAATAGAGACGAACACCTTGGACGTTTCTTTTGAACCGTCCTTTGTTTGAATTATATTTGTTTGTTTGTTATTCCAAACTTCACAAATTGCCTACCAATAGTTATCATGCATGTGTATAGACTTTATTTTCGGAAGTTTAGTTTAGTTTATTATTACACTTTGTATGCGGCAGTACACCGTAAACAGTACGCAACAATTTGGTGCTTGATATTAGAGTTGTCATGATGTATATATTCGTGTCATGTCAATCAGTCAAGAGCCATAAATATAGTGAATTCTTCAATTGAAGTTTTGAAATTAGATTTTCACCATTATGGTGGATCATATTTTGTGTTTCCTATAGCAGAATCCCCCTGATATTATTAGTAATTTCGATATAACCTAGTGACCTAACAAGAACTTGGAGCTAGTAGAAATAGAACATTTTATCAGACGAATCGGTCTGTTTGGCGCACATTAATCCGACGTATAGGAGTTTGAGTCAATAAATTTATATCACATTTCCGTTTCAGTACGTGTTACCGCACGTATAGGGTATGTTGCCTTTGCCCGTCATTTTTGGATCTAAGGATATAGATTGAGAGAATTGTTGTTTCTTAATTGATTTTGTTGCTTGAAAGTATAGTTAGAATTCTTTAACGAATTTGCCTGTTCCCTACAAATATGAATAGTTCTTTTATTTGCGGAAACAATGACATTAGCAACACAACAGGCACTGTCCCATTTACTTGGGAGCTATCTCTCGTTGAGGTAGTTATGTGGATTATGGCCATCCACTTTTTTGTTTTGCCCTTTACGCCATTTAGGGCCAAACCAGTTTGGAAGTTTCCTTCCAAATTTTGGATTTTCTTCTTTTGTTTGACAGGAGGAGGATTGCATTTTGCGCACATCAAGTTTTATGCGCAGTGCTATCTGATTCCATTCATGTTGAACTTGTCTTCTTATTGGTATGACTTTGTTGTCAGCCAGTTGCTTGAATCCCAAGGTGGAGACGAGTATGCCCGTAGTAAATGGGTTAAGAAGCAGAAGAATAAGCGGAACGCTGCCAAGAAGCGTGCTATTGCACACCAGCAGATTGAGCAGCAAAAGCAAGAAAATAAGCGTTGTACTGAGAATAAGAAGCAGCCGCTTCAGTCTCAGGTAGGCAAGAATGATTTTATCAATCTTGCTAGCTACATTTCAGATGATGCTCTCGACTATGTCGGAAGTATCTGGCTTTTCATCCGCGAAACCATGGAGGAGTTCCGAGTTCCATCCATTCCTTGGGAGGTTTTGACTTCTTTGAAGTCAACCCTTGAGGAGAATTTGCCTCGGATTGCAGACTCAGAGATCTTGCAAAAGATCAATTTTGTTTTGAGTTTGTTTGTAGCCATTGGCTGGCTTAAGCGCATTGAGCTTTCCTTTATGGGAGTTTGCGTTTTTAAGACTCAGCCGTTTCACCGTACCGTGACTCTCCCTGAAGTTATTAGAGAGTTGTGGAATCTCAGTATGAAGATTTTCGAGCGTTTTGTTCGATTCTTCGAGAAAGGTGACGTTACAGTTTTTTGGGATGATGTTCCCAAGAACGCTTTCGAGGATATGTATACTCGAATTGTATCTGAATGGCCTTTGATCGATGTCGGTCGTACCGGCACTTTGGACTTTATGTCCTTCGATCGTGAACTTGATAATTGCATTAATCATTGTCTCACTGAGATGAAGACTTGCAAAGATGGCGAGCGCGTGTACTACAGTTCACGCCTTTTGAATCTGCGCAAGATTGCAGTTGGACGTTGCAAGCAGAAGAAGGGTACTCTTCGCGAGGCCCCCTTTTGCATCCTATTTACTGGAGGTTCCAGTGTAGGAAAAACTTGCATTGCTAGTAGCGTTGGTCGCTACGTTGCCGGAATTGGTGGATATGATAACCACCCTGACAACTGCTTTTCTATGAATGAGCAGGATAAGTTCATGTCCGGTATTGCAACGCATCACACGATTATTCGTATTGACGACATTGCTCAGGTTAAGTCTAGTAAGGCTACTGAGTGTCCGATTGAGAAAATCATTTTGCTGAACAACAACCAGCCTATGCCCGCTACTGTGGCAGAAGCTGAGAAGAAAGGTCAAATTATGCTTGACCCTCGTGTAGTTACGGCAACAACCAACGTAGACGATTTGGATGCCTCATTATGGGTTAATGAACCTGAGGCTATTTTTCGTCGTTTCAACGTCCATGTTGAGCAAATTGTTCGCCCCGAGTATCGGGAGGAAGATTCAGCTCGATTGGATACCAAGAAGATTCGCAAGTTTGGGAGCGATATGTTCCCCGATTATGGTCTTTTCCGTGTTTACAAGTGGATTCCTGATGATAAAGGAGGTTCCACTAAGATGGATAAGCAGATTAAGCAATCATTCCGAAAGAAGTACTTTTTCCATGAGGATAAGTGGCTTAGTGTTAAGGAATTGCTTGAGTTCTTGCGTGTTGAAGCGTTGGATCATTTTGAAGGCCAGAGGGCCTTCGTTGCGGGACAGCGTGCGAACGATAAGTTCGACATCTGTTCCACTTGCCATATGCCGGCACAGTTTTGCGAATGTGAGTCTTTGGACTCACAAGCTGGACTACCCGGTGTTCAACAAGTGCGAGATTGGTACCTCGCCCTCGAGGAACGTGTTTGCAGCCGTATTGATATGTGGTTGCGTGAGTTTTTCATGAGCCAGTCAGGTTTGCTCCTGGTTGGTTTTAGCTATCGTGCTACAATTATTGAATTGATGAAGAAGCATGTTGCTCAATTGATTACTGTGATCGTGATGGCAATTATTAATGAATTGCACGGAGCACGCTATGGAGCGTGCATCATGGTGTTTGCACTTTTGGTTTATTGTGCCTTCATTTATATGAAGGTTTTGTGCATGCGCCGCGAGATGATTGAGCGTTGGACTACGTGTCCGCGCCCATCTGTGTGGTTTGGAGAACTTTCTTGGGATACCAAGAAGAAGATCCTCTTTGCCTTCGGTGGTTTGTGGCTGTGGCGCTTATTGCGCACAGCAGCTTCCATGTATTTTGCTACTTTGAGTGTTAACCAGAGTGGTGAAAAGGATGGTACTAATCAAGGTTTTGAACGTAACGAATCCTCATATCAGAAGGATGAGACCCCATTTTGGGGCGATGTAGGTCGCCTCGTAAGAGAGGGTCGTAATAAGTTTAATCTTGAGCGCGGTTATGCCGCGTCCACCACCACTGCTGAGCGCATTATTGATGTTATCAAGAAGCGCCAGTGTGTAATCGAAAAGGAGGATGGTGAATTTTGCAATATTGTGCCACTTGAAAGTAATGTGTGGGTTATGCCTACACATGTGGTACCTAGCAAGCCTATGAAGGCTGTAATTCGCCGTCCTGCAGGAAATTTTGCCAACATTATGTTGGATCCTGCATCAACTGTCAAAGTTGTAGGAGACTTGAGTCTCTTTTACTTGCCGGAACTTGGAGATCAGAAGGATCTTTCCGGTTTCTTGCCTCTTGATGAGGTTGAGAATGACAAAAACATGGAGTGCAAGATGGTATTTCATGATGGAAGCAATATTAAAGTGAGTGAGAAGTTTCTCGCTACCTATGGTCGTGTTCGCACGACAGCAGGAGGTTCATTTAAGGGATTGAATTATTCATTCCCCATTGACACTTTCAACGGTTTGTGCATGGGCACGATCGTTGGCCTCGGTAAGAGGCAGCATATTGTAGGATTTCACCTGGCAGGTCGTAAGCGCCAGGGTGGTGCTGGTATTCTTACGGTGGCCGCATATGCGGCTGCCAAAAAGAAATTAATGGCCAGACCTTCAATTCTGTTTTCTCATTCTTCGACGCCTTTTGAAACTAAGATTCAAGACGTTGATGTGGGCCCTTTGCAGGCTCCACACGAGAAGTGCGTCACCAACAGTTTGAGTCTTGAAGCAAGCTCAAGATTATTGGCGCACACAACCAGCCGTCTTCATCACCTAAGAGTAAGGTTGTTACTTCGCTTATTTCAGGCGCTGTGACATCCATTATGGGTATTGAGAAGATGCATGACAAGCCTAAGGGCATGTCAGATGTTCGCCATAAGGAGGTGGACATTGCTGGTAAGGTCGATACAGTTTATTTGGTCGATCAGGAACGCTTGGATAAAGCTTACCTGGACTATGCTACAACTGTTATGGCCGGCCTTGGAGAGAAGGAATTGCGTCAAGTTCGCATTATTTCTGATGATGCTAATCTGTCCGGATTGGACGGAGTGCTTGGTGTTAATGCAATTAATTTTGCTTCTTCTCGTGGATTCCCACACAAGGGTCCGAAGACAAATATTGTCGATATTTCGGATCGCGTTGTGGAGGGCATTTCGTGCGTGCGCGATGTATCCCAAGATACTTGGGATGAAGTTGCGCGTATGGAGGATCGTCTCGCTCGTGGTGAGCGTATTAACACGGTTCTTAAGGGTTCGTTGAAGGATGAGCCCACAAAAACTACCAAAGATAAGGTGCGTGTATTCGCTGCTTGCAATTTTCCAATGATTTTATTGGTTCGCAAGTATTTCTTGTCTTCGGCTGCCCTCGTGCAACGTAATCAGAAGTTGTTCGAGTGTGCTGTCGGTGTGGTTCAGCAGTCCCCAGAATGGACTGATATTTTTAACCACATTGGTAAGTATGGATGGGAGCGAGGAATCGCTGGTGATTATGCCAAGTTTGATGCTCGGATGTCTGCTCGCTTTATGCTTGCGGCTTTCAAGCTGTTGATTCAGATTGCTGAGAAGAGTGGAAATTACTCTGATCGCGATTTGGAGATCATGCGCGGTATTGCTACTGAAATCACTTACCCTACGTACGATTATTTTGGAACTTTGGTTCAATTTTTTGGTTCTAACCCTTCGGGTCATCCTTTGACCGTCATCATCAATTCATTGGTGAATTCTCTTTACATGCGATATGCTTATTATACTATTGCAAAGGAGGACGGTTGGTGGAAGATTCCGCCTTTTCGTAAGGTTGTTTCTTTGATGACTTACGGTGATGATAATATCATGACTGTCAAGGAAGGTTTTTCTGGTGTGAACCACACACGCATTGCTTCTGTGTTTGAGACCATGGGTATTAAGTATACTATGGCCGATAAGGACGCAGAGTCAGTTCCGTACATTCATTTGTCGGAAGCAAGTTTCCTCAAGCATTTTGCCGTTTGGGATGACGAATTGAAATTGTATCGTTGCCCTTGCGAGGATGGCTCGATTGCTAAGATGTTGCACTCTCATATGAAGAGTGATGTTCTAACTATGGAACAATCTTCTGCTGAAGCCATTTCGAATGCTGCACTCAAGTATTTTGAGTTTGGCCGAGAAGTTTATGAGGAAAAGCGTGGACAATTGATGGATGTGGCTCGTGAAGCGGGCCTCATGGGTTATGTTGCAGATTTGCCATCATATGATGAACGCCTGGACTGGTACCGGGGTAAGTTTGCTTTGGATTCCCAGTCTGGGAAAAAGTGGACTGAATTTACTTACGATGAGGATCTCAATATTTGTGAAAACAATGCTGTTTACCGCTCTGAGCCTTTTAATGCATTTGGTGATTATGCCGAGTCATTTCAGAGATGGGAGAAGCGTTTATTAGTAGCTTATTATCAGAGATTGATCGACAATACTGAAGAAAGTATCCAGAAGATGGAATTTCAGTGTGAATTGGATCGCCAAAGTAAGGAGGAACATAAAGAACTTGGCATTAAGCCAAAATTTAAGTTCCATTCTTCTTGGCGTAGACATCGTGATGAGCTGAAGGGTCTGCGAGAATACAAGAAGCACTTGATTGGGGAAATTAAGCCTTATAGACAATTTGAGCGTCAAGCTCGTCAACATGTCAAAAAGGGCTATAAGCTCCCTAGAAAGTGCAAATTTGTGCTCAAAACCTCTGAATAAGAGGTGACACTGTCCTGGGCATGACAATAAAATGGCCCCCACCTGCAGGTAAGTGGTGGTTAAGTTAAATATTCCCGTCATAGGTAGTTACCAATCAGGATATGAGAATTCTGTGCTTTAGTCCGGATTAGGAAAACTATGATGTAGATGTCGCCCTCGTGCGATACCCGTTTTTACGGGAGGGTTGGTCACCCAGAAACAGGAATTACCCGACGTGCTGTGAGGCCAGCGCGGATGGGGACATGTTAAATGGACCTTAGTCAAATGAAAATGACAGATTATTATGGCGCTAAAGTGCCCCCCGTTGTCGATGGGGAAAAT